GGCACCACCTACACCGTGCAAAGCGGTGTGGTGACCGTCAACCCGCCCTATATCCCTCCTCCCACCCTTGCTGCCGCCGCGGTTCTCTCCAATGCCGGCGTACAGACAAGCCTCGCCGGGCTCAGCCAGCCCCTGTAACAGAACGGTCCCTCATGCCTACAAAGAAGCAACTGGAACAGCAAGTTGACCTTGCGGAACTCCGCCGGAACCGCCTCACCCTCTGGAAAGAAGGCAGGCTTGAGCTTCCAAAGGCGCGCGTCGTGACGCGCAAGATCGATGGCGTGGAACTTCGTCCCGTGGTCAAGGGATTGCACCGCAGCACGCTGTCTTCCGTTCAGCCGGAAAGCCGGCGATTTGTGCACCGTTCCATCCTGATGCAGGACCGGATCAAGGTTCCACAGTCTGTGGAGAACGGTTCCGGCGCCAACCCGGCCACCATCGCCAAGAAGGTTGATGACGCGAACCAAACCTACCGCCGGATGTGGGGCATCATTCAGCCCGAGTACAACCTGCTCGAGCCCTTCACGATTTACGACACCGAACCTTTTGTCCGCCAGGCCGTCAACCGCAAGCTCTCCCTGATGTTCCGCAACGGCTTCGAGGTCGTCGGCGACAAAGAGGAAGACGTCGAGTACATCGAACGCCGCCTGGAGACCATGGAATATGTGATGGAGAGGGAAACTCAGTCCTTCTTCACCCAGATCCTATTCAACCTTCTCCTGTGCTCGAACTGCTTTCTGCAGAAGATCCGCAAGACCGAGGCCACCTCGGTCAAGCAGAAGGAAGGCCGCAAGGAACCAGTTGCCGGCTACCGCCTAATCCCGGCGCACATGATCTTCCCTTACCTGGAAGACGGCATTCCTGCGAAGTGGCGCCGCTACTTCGACACCGGCGCCCCGTTCCAGGATCTCGACCTCGACGACGTCATCCACCTGAAGTGGGATGTGAAGCCGGGCCATCGCTACGGTACCCCGCGCCTGGTCGGCGTCAAGGACGACATCTTCGCTCTCCGCCGGCTGGAAGAGAATGTCGAGCTGCTGTTCATCAACCATCTCTTTCCTCTGTTCCACATCAAGGTTGGAACCGAGCAGGCACCCGCGACCTTTGATGAGAGCGGTGTCAGCGAGATCGAGCTGATCAAGTGGCAGATCGAGAACATGCCGAAGGAAGGCGTGTTCGTCACTGATGAGCGCGTGGAAGCCAAGGTCGTCGGCGCCGAAGGCAAGGGCCTCGACCCGAAGACCATGATCGAGCACTACAAGTCCCGCATCTTTATTGGGCTTGGCATGAGCGCGCTCGATATGGGCGACGGCAAGAATGCGAACCGCGCCACTGCCGACAATATCTCTCAGAACCTCAAGGACTCGATCAAGGCGGACATTGAGACCTTCGGCGGGTTGATCCGCCTGCTGGTCTTCAAGGAACTCTTCATGGAGGCGACCTACTCGGTCTCCGTCCAGAAGGCCGTCGCGCGCACCTGGATCCTCTTCCATGAGATCGACCTCGACAACAAGATCAAGTTCGAGAACCACGTCATCCAGCTGTTCCTCAACAACCTGGTCGATGAGGACGAAGCGCGCAAGCTGATCGGCAAGAAGGCATTCGAAGCTGCCCAGAGAAAGAAGCTGCACTTCGACCTGCATGTTGTTCGCTTGGTCAAGGAGACCGAGAAGGCCAAGGCCGCGTCCCAGATGCAGATCCTGGAGACGCAGCACGAGCAGATGAAGGAAGCTCTGCCACTGCAGACCGAGCACGCCGAGAAGCAGGCCAACACCGAGAAGGGCCTGCTGCAGGCGAAGGCGAAGCACTCCGAGGTCACATCGGCCCACAAGGTCGCTGTGCTGGAGGCAAAGACCGCGCACCTGAAGGCCGGCGGCGGCCGCCCGCAATCCGCTACATCGAAGAAGAGCTCACCCGCGGCAAAGTCCGTGCAGAACAAGACGACCCCAACGAACCAGCATGGGTTCAACCTCGGTCCGACCAAGGCAAAGAGCGGTCTCGAAGGGCGCGCAGCGGAGTTCACTGATGCCCTGACATCCCTCGTTGGGGATCTCCGCGGCCGCGACGGGATCGTATCGATCACCCGGTGGAAGAAGCAGTCGGCAAAGCTGATTGACAGCATTGCAGACCGGATTCTGAGTGAATCCGTTGAGGGAGATGTGAATTCCTATACTAGTCAGGATCGAACAGGGGTTGACCACTTGAAAACCTTGGTGGCCACCACATACGACCCCGAGTTGATCTCTGTGCTCGTCCAGTCTGGACTGAGCCTGAAGGACCAAAATGTCCAGCCCGAACCAGACGAATATCTCGCGTTTTCAGGCGCCGTTCCAGATTCGCAGGACGCCGATCGCCCAAGCGCAGGACTTGAAGCCACAGACTAACGCGCGCGTCACCCCCATCCCGACGCGGTTTGAAGGTCAAGTGCCCATCGCCGTCCCCGGCGTAGGAACCGTAGTCAACAAGTAAATCAAAGAGGAAGCATGGCCTGGATCCAGATGCGTGACTTCTGGACCTTCCGACCGACGGAAGTCCAGGAGAACAAGAGGCATCTTTTTGAATGCCGCGACTCCAAGTCCGACACCGGACACAGTCTGCTGGTTCATGTAGCAGCTTCCCACTCCGGCATTGTCAACGGCAACCGGCGCTTCTACCGGCCCGACAAAATGCAGGAAAGCGTCCACACCTGGCTCCCACAGAAGGCCTCGGACGGAACAGTTTTGAGGACAGCCCGGCCGGTTCTGATCAGCCACGATGAAAAGGGCGACGTCCTCGGTCGTGTACTCGAAGCCAAGTACATCGATGAGAGCTGGAAGTACGCAACAGAATTTCCTGTCGTCAAGGATTTCCTGTTCTACCAGCGGGACGGCCGCAAGCGGCACGATCTCTACCGGTCAGTGGACTGGATCGTCGACAACCTGGTTGACCTCGATGAGTACACCGGCCTTGGGTACACCGATCTGGGCCTCCGGATCACGAACCCTGAAGCCATTCGCAAGGTGCTGGCTGATGAGTACCTGACAGTTTCCATCGGTTTCAAGACCGATGCTGCTGTTTGCTCACTGTGCCACACCGACTGGGCGAAAGACGGTAAGTGCGGACACAAGCTTGGCGAGATTGAAGACGGCAGGCACATGTTCCTCATCGCCGGAGCAATGGTGAACGAGGAACTCAGCTTCATCAACTTCGCCGCCGATCCATTTGCCACAACGCTCAGCAAGAAGGTTTTGACCGACAGCCTGGAGAAGGCATTCTTCCTGGGCCTCCCAATCAACGAGCAGAACACTTTTGCTGCTAACGGACTGCAGCTCACGGACGGCTTGATCTTTGAAGCCGATCTACAAGCAGCCGAGGAACCAATGTTCGATCTACAAGCAGCCGAGGAATCGATAGACGTGGATACAGCGATCACACAGCTCGACCTCAGTGCCGTAACCGCCGAGCTGAAGTCCAAGGATCTGACACGGAGCCGGGCGTATACGCTCAAGGATTCCCTGGCAGCTTGGACACCTGAATCCGACGAAGACAAGTCAAAGAAGCGCAGTCTCGTTTCGACCGTCAACGCGAAGATCCGCGTGAACAAGTGGGACAAGGTTGAGGATGCGCAGGCCGCTTCAGAGTCAGCTGTAGCCGAAGAGCTCAACACGCTGATGGAAGATGCCAAGAAGAGTGTCGAACCTGGCCCTTCCGGGCAATCCAAAGGTGTGTCGAAGAAGTCGGCCGAGAAGGCCAAAGAGTTCCAGCAGAAGGAAATCGCCTCCAAGCCCGAGCACAAGGAAGACGACGACGAGTGCGAGTGCGCCGAGTGCGAAGCTGATCGTGCGAAGTCTCTGAAGAAGAAGGATTCCGTCGAGGAAGGCACGACCTGCGACCTCGAAGGCGGTTGCGACTGGACAGATTGGGTTGCAGCAGACCAAGCGGAAGCTGATTACTTCGCCGACGCCGATGGCCTCTACGCCGAGATGGAACTGGAGATGGACGGAGCCGTCAAGGACGGCCTGCTTCCCCAGGATCTGATCACAGACGCCAAGCTCTCCAGCGAGAAGCGCAACAAGCTCTCGAAGGGGTCTTTCTGTGGACCGAACCGCAGCTTCCCTGTTCCTGACTGCGCGCACGTTACCGCGGCGCGCCGGCTGATCGGCCGCGCAAAGATCTCCGACGGCACCAAGTCCAAGATCCTCGCCTGCGTCGACGGCAAGTCCAAGACCCTGAAGTGCGAGGTTCCTGCCAAGAAGGCAACTGACGGCGCGGCTACCATCGCCGCCACGGACAGCGCCGCGCGCGAAGTCCGCGCCGCGAAGTTCGTCGATTCCGTCAAGCTGAAGGACGCTGCCGAGAAGAAGGAAGTTCCGCCGGAACAGCGCAGCCGTCTGGTCGACATCATCAAGGATCTCGACAAGAGCTACGATGCCCTCCCGAAGGATGCCCCGTACAGCTACGACGTTCGCTGGATCCTGCGTTCCGCAGTCCGCGCGGTCCTGACTGACTGGGATGCCGACGACGAAGTTACCTGGGCGCTTCAGCGGCTCGCCGGCAACAAGGATCACGTTGTCCTGACCCGCGCCGAGGTTGACGAGAAGGATGAGACCATCAACGGCCTCATGTCCGAGAAGGACGCCCTCTCCGCCGAGGTTACAGCCCTCAAGGACTCCCGCAACCTGATGCTGGCTTCTACCAAGAAGTCCCTCGCACAGCAGATCGTCATGAGCAACGTGCTCAAGGGCCAGGACGGTTACAAGGACCTGAGCCAAGAGCAGATCTCAGAGAAGATCGACACCCTTTCCAAGCGCCACATCACGAGTCTTCGTGACTCGGTATCGGACATATTGTCCGGTCTGAAGTGGACAGACTCTCAAACTGCTGCACCAAAGCCCGCCGAGGCCACCGGAGCAGTCGATGACAAAACGCAGATCTCGGAGACGGCACCCGTTGGAGAACGCCTGAAGGACGGTGCCCAGGCAGAGGCTGACGAAGCCCATGAACGCTTCCTGACCAAGCTCCGTTTCATGAGCCCGCTCGAACAGATGCGGCTTCTCGGACAG